ATACACGTAGTTGTTCGTCATATAAACGATTATGTACATAATCTATATCGTAGTTACTTATAATATTTTCAGCAACTTGATGTGCATAATAATTATAATACTTTGCACTAAAAGTCAATGCCTCTAGTTTAGGATCCGGTTCCTTTGTAAATATCCATCCGGTCCTTATATTTCTTACGCCGAATGATTTACTTAAACTATAGAAAGCATAATCGATTGTATCTAACTCAATTGGTTTAATTTGTGTACTACCAACATATGCAAGATCTAGCGCAATAGGACAAAGTTTTGGTCCTATATCTATATTTCCATCTATAGAACTAGGTAGACTAATGTAAGCAATTTTACCTTCACCCTTTTTACTATCAATCCATTGATAGTCACCTTCTCTTATATTTACGCCGCGCAACTCTCTATTATACCACCAATCTAATCCTTCAGTAATACCATTGCGTGGATAAACATGATAGCCTGTTAGGTCTACCATTGGTTTTAACCACTCAATGATATTTGTTTTGTAATTGGTTATACCGTCAAAATCTACAGGTATATCTTTTATTGTATTATAAACTTCTGGTAGAATAGAGGTTCTAACTGCTTTACTACGATTTAATATGTTTTGTTTCATGATGATCTCTGTGTTGTCCTTCAAATGGTGCAAATAGATTAATCCACCATTTATTTACTGGACCATTTTCTGAGTGACCAAATAAATTTAGCATACCATAAAATATATATGATAATAGATATACTGATATTAAATAATGGATGACATAAAAATATATTGCCAATGCCCATGTTGATATTATTATTGGCCAACCATACTTATGGAAAAACATTACCCTAGGATTTTCATATAGATCCTTTACAAATTTCCTTGGAATATTTTTTACTTTCCAACTCGAAAAAACTATTTCATACCATTTTTTATATAATGGACTATGAGGATCTTGTGGTGTATCTGAATAGGCATGATGCATTCTATGAACACCACACCAACTTAATGCAGACTGTCCTCCACACAATAATCCAAAATAAAGCATTATACATTCGATTACTAAATTTACTTTTATTTCATTATGTGCAAAACATCGGTGATAACCCCAAGTAATTCCAATAGTTACCATAGTGTAATACAAAATGTAAATATATAAAAACGTCAAATTAACTCGCCTGGAAATTGTTTCCTAAAATCTGATACACTTGCTCACTTGTTTTTATATTTAATACTATCATATAACTATCTTTAAATGCAAATAGATTATGTGCTTTATTTGTGTTTAAAAAATATGCCCTACCATGTTCAAAATGTAATGGTTTATCTTCGTACATAAAATACATATCTGGTGGATTACAACCTTTCAAAGGTATTAATACTCTTAAACTATTCTGTTGTTCTACATACACAGGCAAATCTCTATGAGGTGGAAAATAACCACCCTTTGCCAAATGTAAAATGTGTGAACGACCTATATGATTTTTAAATGGTTCTACTATTTTTTGTATTTCTGAACTAATATTATAAACATCTGTAAATTTATTAAAAGATAACTCATCATATTCAGTATTATTTTCTTTATTATATTCTTTTATAGAATCTAAATCTATACCATTTAAAGAACCGTCTAAACTGGTAATACTTAAACCGTATCTTTCTATATCTTTTCTTGGATTGTATTTTAGATAGACGAACTCTTCCGTTTCGTCAAATAACTTCTTAACATTACACTTTAATTTTAAAGGTATCAAGTCACCAAAAGATAATAAACTATTATAACTCATATTAAAATTCCTAATACATTTTAGTACGGTGCTTTTGTTTCTTCGCCTTGTACATCAAAGTCTACACCTTCGCCGACTACTATGACGCATGTTGTTTCTTCATCAAAAAATTCTATAAAGGCCCACGCACCGGTGTCTTGATTATACAACATAGCATACATTTTAGTATAAATGTTATCTTCTACTTTAGCATTTCCTGTAGAAGAAAATAATGGTACGAGACCATCTCTATCCAATCTATTAAATACTTCTCCCGGAGAAGCGCATTGAATAGGCTTTTGTGCCCAATACGGAGCAGCAAAAGCTAGGTTAGTTAATACTATAACGCCAATAGAAAAAATCCATGCGGCTAATAATTGTTTACCGAATTTTGTCATTATCCCATATCGCCGAAACCGAGCATTGCGCTCAGACCGAAAACCTCCATTATCATAAACGTAAAGATCATAAGGACAATACTCCACATAATCAACTTACCATTAAAGTTTGTTGCTGCCAATCTAATTGCAATTAATTCATTGCCTAAAAATCTTAACAACAACTCGAATTCGTTATGATCGTTTTTAACCACAACACCAGTCTTTTTTTCTTCAGCCATTATGCAGCCTTTGCCTTTTCAAATTGTAAAGGATTCATTGGAGTTACGCCCAACATATTTCCCCATGCTTCGTAATAATGTCTCATTCCAACTTCATCATGAATTGTAGAATTTTCATGGCGACCGTGTAGAATGTTTCTCGATTCTGTACCTTCTCTCATAGTAGTACCTTGACCTGCAACACCAATTAAATCTTCATGTAGGTTACGACCGAATGGTCCCCATATAGAGTTATGGTGTTTTATTCTAGTTTGCCTTTCTTCTGGCGTATCTTTTCTGAGACCATACCCTCTAAACTCAATAAGTACTTTGTTTGGCCCAAGAGGTGTGACGCTGTCGCTTCTATAAGCGCTACCGCGTAAATTAAAATTAAATCCAGGGAATAAATCAACCATATACCATTGATTTGGTGGGAGGTTAGGGAAACTAAGCTCGCCTCTATCCTCAAACCCATCATACTCTTCGTAGTTGACTGTAAATGAACTAACATTAACGTGGCCATTATCGAATGGTATATTTTTTCTGGCAAAGTATTCATCGTTGAATCCTGACACACGATTAAAATAATGCATAAAGTCATGATAGAATTCGCTGTTTGTATCATGCCATAATTTATAATTAGTATCTATAACTGCTTTATGGTAATGAAAAACTTCCATCTCTTCGGTGTCAATAGCATCAGCAATACAATCAAATGCACCCGCTGTCCATTCATCAACTGATTGTGTAGGATTGGGATCAAGTGTTACCCATACCATACCACCATGTTTGACTTCACAGTGTAGCTTTTTACCACAACCTCTATCAATAGAGACTTGATTGCCAGCAGGTGATTGCATTTGTAAATTATATGCTGCCTTAATACCGTCACCAGTATTCCATGCAATTACATTTTGACCTGCAATTTGTGTAGTACGATAGTCATCTTTATTATACATCTCACTGATGTGGCACATAGGAACCCACACCTTTGAAAAGATTTCTTCTTGTTCACGTAGATAAATGCTATGATCATTATAGCATTCACTGCTAATATATTCTACCTTTGGCGTCTTAGTCCAATTACTATGATTACGTGGTGGCATAATTTCTCCTTAAAAATAAGTTGCAGGATTCTGTTTCGAGGCTCCTGCGGGCCCAGAGATTATGCCGCTAGGCGCATCTCAGGAGCAAAGTTATCGTTTGCATTTACTTTTTTGATTCTCCACTGCCTTCTCGTATCTGTCGATCCTATTTCGCCCCCATCATAATGAGTCTCGCGTGATATATTGAGTAGTTATTGATGCAAATATATTCTACACATTTTTGTCTAAACTGCCACAATAATACTTCATCCATTATAAGACTCCTTATGGTGGAGGCGGTGGGTACTGCCCCCACGTCCAGCCTACATCCATCCAGCTTCACTGAATCATCTATATTTATACTTATATTATAACACATATTTTAGCGCTTGTACATATAAATAATAACGAGAGTGAGTTTTATTCTAAAATTGAATTACATCTATCTAACCAAAACAAAGGTAGATCAAGATGGCAGTAGCAGAGATACTGGCTGGAATCTCGCTTGTAAAGGCGAGCGTTGATTTCATAAAATCAAATATCGATACCGCAAAAGATGTAGGTGAAATAGCTGGCGCAATTGATGGACTATTTCGCGGAAATGAAGATGTGCAAAAAGACAGGAATAAAAAGTCAAAGCCTGGACTTGCAGATCAATTTGGAATAAATAGCGTAGCACAAGAAATGATTGACGCTAAGTTAGTTGAAGAAAAAATGCAAGAGATGAGAACTCTAGTAGATCTTCGATTCGGCCCGGGAACTTGGCAAAGTATTATTGATGAAAGAATTAAAAGAATTGCAGAAGCAAAAGAAGCTGCAAAACAGGCTGCAATTAAAAAGCGTAGAGAAGATGCAGAGTTTTGGGAACAGGTTAAGACGTTTATGATTATTGCTGGATGTGTAATTATGGGTGGCGGAGCTCTTATTGCCGCAATGTATGCAGCGTGATATATCTTTTCTTAATAATCATGACTTATCTAATAGGACTAGTATTTTATGGTGCAATTGCCTATGACAAAGTAGAAAATTTCTATGTTCCTTATGAAGAAACAGATATTGAAAGAAAAACAAAATTAAATAAAGAAAGATATATCCATTGTTATTCGCGATTATTATTCAAATAGGTGCTACAATTCACACGTTTGATAATCTAACTTATTCAGATCTACAGACGTGCGAATATCACAAAGCAAAAATAGAATGGCTTTTAATGTATAAGTGGAAACCTACTACTGTGACGTGTCATGAACATGCAACTGAATAAGAGCGTAATGAAGAACTTTCATAAGATCCTTACGTGCGTCTTCATTACTACCTTTCTTACCGTAACGTTGCGCATACTTTAACACATTGCCAATACAAAAGCCTGTTCCATGGCCACCATCGATAATAAACTCCGTGGCTTGGAACTTGTCTTTTGAGTAATGTGAATTATATGTTGAATCAATATACTTTTGAAATTCAGTAATAAGATTCTTTTCATCAAATTTATAATCTATCTGCGCCATGGCAAAACTCCATAATCATTGGAAAAATAGGTTTCAATGCAAGTGCACATTGCTGTGCTATTTCGATGTGCTCTTTTTGCGTGCCATTTCCAGAGCGTAAGTCGATGTAATGGACCCAGGACCTAATGGTTCCGTTGACATATAGTCGAGAGTCTGTAATACCTTCTGGTAGAACTGAACGAGCTTGTTCTTTAGCAATGCCACTTTCAATAGCCCATTCGTAGGCTTTCTTTGCTTCATTTATAACTCCTGCTTGTTTTTGTAACCAATTAAGTTCTAAATCAACTCTCTGATCACTATCCATCATATCAGATAATTCAATACTATTTTGTCTATTTTTTGTATCTTGCAGTCTTGCTTCTCGCATATGAAAATTTAAATCCTTAGTAGGATCTGCATATCTTTGAGAAAACTCTTGAAAAGAAAATGATCTATGTCGTAGTAGTTGTCTTGCAATATCACGCGTTGTAGTTACTTCCAAGCAAGCGCTAACCATTTCAAATGGTGACCAGTGTTTTTCTCGGATGAGATATCGTAATAGTCTTTCTGACGTTTCGGTGTTGTCTTGGTTGGATGGATTCGAGACACGGGCCGTATAGGCAATGATGTCTTGGAGACTTTCATTTTTTTCCCCTTGTGAATAACTAATTAGTTTTACATTCATGGATTCAGAATTCCTAATACATAATTTTCTGCAGCATTTTCTGCATAGATCTCACTATGTTCGTACAGCGGTCTGCTTTCAATAAGCTTTTCATCTTTGTACATATCAACGTAAAATCCCATTTCATTAAGCATAACGTGCGCCATTCTATTAGAATAATTTTCATCACCCCAAAAGGTACTTACTGTTGGTCCTTTATATCTCATAGCTTAAAATCCTTAAACCTTTGTCCTGTTTCTGTGTTATCAAAAACTGGAGTATCGTCTGTTAATGTTTGTTCTTGTATATCGACGTCATATAATCTCATCTTAGATCGATCTACACCAATAACAAATCTTTTATGTTGTGTTGGATCATTATATCTATTCTTCAGTTGCTTGACCATCATTTGCCCAAGCTGCTCAAGTTCTTCAGTCGCGATAAGAGCGAACATAAGATCCGCCGTAGCTGGTAGGCCGAAAGACTCAGATGTATCTTCCAAACCGACATCCGAATTACCAAAGCCAGACCGAGTCGTTTGAGTCGCCGAGAAAATCGGTACATTAAACTCCACCGCCAATCCTCTAAGTTCCTCAGCAATCGCCTTAATGTATGTATAAGAATTGATCGATCCTCCCATAGCTTTCATTCTTGATGATGCACAGATATTAAGATAATCAATAAAAATAATATCTGGTTCGAACTGACGTTTAAGCTTCAGTTCATTTAACAAAGCACGAAAATGACCAGCATGAGCAGATCCAGTAGGATATTCTTTTACAATCAATTTACCTGCTGTCTTACGAGCAATGTCTTCAACTTTGTTTTTAAACATTTCGCGTGACATATTAGACAACTGATCGATCGGTGTATTGAGAAGATTAGCATCGATACGTTCTGCAATTCTTTCTTCTGCCATTTCCATAGTTATGTATAAGACATTTCTGCCTTCTACCAAAGCACCAGCAGCAACATGACACATGAATAGAGACTTGCCAACGCCAGTACCTGCAAGGGCAATGTTAAGTGTTTTACGCGGTACACCACCCTTTGTAATACGATTAAGATAATCGAGATCAAACGGGATACGATCTTCTTCGGTATGATAGAAGTCAAAACGTTCTTCATAGTTTTCAACATAATCGTGACCCACATTTGTATCGAATGCAACACCGAGAGCTTGACTAAGAAGATCTGGTAATGCACCCTTTGTCATTGTTTCATGTTTGCCATCAATAATAGAAATCGATTCCATAATAGCATTATATATGGCTCTATCTTGACACCACTTTTCTGTAGTGTCAAGTAACCATTGATTGTCAATCTGTTCACCGGTAAACAGTTGTGGCAGAATATCAACTGCCATTGTATACTGTTCGCCGGTTAGTTTATCAGTTTGATCAAGTTCAATTTTAAAAGATTCAGCAGTTGGCAGTTTATTGTATTTACCAACATACTTACCAGCTTCTTTAAATAATATACGATAAACACCTTCGAAATAATCCGGCTTGATGAAAGGTAATACCTTACGCATATAGTTTTCATCAGTTAAAAGATTTCGTAAGATCGTCTGTTCAAGATTTGCTTGCAAGTTTACCTTCTTCTCTCATTTGCGCTCTAATATTGGTGGCAGAAATACTTGTAATCTCTTCACCAAATTGATGCTCTGTAAATGTATAACCAACACCGCGACCATAACTAATGTCAACAATGTTTGGTAATACTATTATAACAAAGTCTTCATCAAAAGTAAACCCTTCTTTTGCTAAACCATCAATAATATTTTGTTTTACCGTCTCAAGATCAAATGGATTATCGTCTTGCCCAGGTACACGGGAGTTTGCTTCCCGTTTCTCTGGAACCTGTCGAATCATAATAGCAACTTGACCGGTCATAGCATGACATCGTTTAAATAGTTCTGAATGACCATCATGCCATGGCTGCCAACGACCAAGCATTTGAACTGTAGGATTTAATGGATTAAATTTCATTATTCTCCGCCTGTAACGAATACCCACTGAACCCCTGTTTCAGGAGAATCACCAACCTTTGAATTGCCAGCTTTCGACCAATCAACTTGAGCAATTGTTTTAATTTGATTATTAATTTTGGACCAGCTTTCAACATCTTCGGTTGTTTGAGTAGAATAAACATATTGTGTAGTCGGCTTATCATTATGATCAATGTATTGATGCATACCATAACCTAATAATCCTAATATAATTGCTGCTTCCATTACTTATTCCTTTCCATATAATTTTTAATAATTGGTAATAATTGTGCATGAGTATCTTCAAACCAATCTGCAACATGGTAATTACAATCTGCAGGCTTCTCAAACATCTTATCAGTTTGCTCGAATGTACTACCTTCAGCTGCTGGTCCATTTACAGATTTGCTTTTATTTACAGTATCCATCCAAATTACATAGTCAGCTTCAAAAGCTTTACGTGCTTTTTCTGTTGGTGCTACAAAGTCAGTTACAGCCACTTTACCTGCCATTACCGCGCCGTCTGAAAGATACCTCATACGTTGTGCTTGACGAATACGACCTTCAGGTGTAAAGTCCCAATCATCGTATTTTGTTCTTACTTGATCAGCATTGATCCATACTGCACCAAGTAATTCAGCTAATGGTTTTGCAAGTGTAGTCTTACCGCTACCAGGCAATCCACAAATTAAAATCTTCATTCTCTTTCTTTCATTACTGCACTACCTGTTTCAATAGCTTCTCGTAAAATTTCTTGCAAAACATCTCCAGCCCATAATTGTAAGTCAACATTCTCAGACGTAAGTTCAGTATCAGGCGATGATTCAACAAAGAAGTTAAAAGACATATTGCCTTGAGCTTCTTCATTGACACTAATAGATCCAAATTGAATTACAGTTTCAGCAAACGGACCTTCGAGAAAACGAACTAGCCAATGCTGATCGCCGTCTCCTCCAGGTACTAGCACATAAGTTTCGTTTTCCTTATGCGGAATCGGCGAGTACAAGGACATTATCTCTCGTTCCTCCAATGGCAAATTTGGATTGAATATAATCCTTGAAATCGGTTTCTGCAAAGATTGGTTCCCAAAATCCGGCTTCCAATGTATCTTTTTCTCTACATTTCGGATCGACGAGTTCTCCAGTATCTCTATCAACACGACAGTACCAACCGTTACTAGGCTTAGCAACGTAATTGCCGCCAAGAGCGACGTCGAGAAGGCCGCTATAAGACTGAACGCCGCCATCCCAAGACACGCTAATAGGTATTTTAGACTTTTCTTTGACATACCTAGATTTCTCCACGTTAATAACAAAGTGGTAGCCTTTAATTTCTGTACCAACTTTGTCCTGCTGACGACCTAAGATCCAGATATTATCAGCAGAGTAATAGATTCCAGTACCACCAGAGACTACAGCTTTAGGGAATAGACCAATCTCCATGTACGTATGATTAACAGCAATCAAAGGAATATCGCGCATATTTAGATAAGGCGTTGTCATACGGAATAAACCCTTAAGAGCTTTAGCACGTGACATATCAGCAACAGATTTTTCATTAATAGCATCTTCTAATTCTTTTTTAGATGCTACGTTGCCAACTGAGTCAATCATAATTATGACTTTGTCTTTACGTTCAATATTTTCCAACTGACCGATCAAATCAAATTTTAGTTCTTCAATGTTTTTAATTGGAGTATGAAGAACTCTTGTCGTGTCAATTTCATATTGTTCAAAATAAGCTTGAGGTGAACCAAACTCTGAATCATAAAATAAGAGTACAGCATCTTTATGTTTTTTGAGATAAGCTGCTGCCATAATAAGACCGAACGAAGTCTTAAAGTGTTTTGATGGACCTGCAAGTACAGTAAGACCGGGCGCTAGACCACCATCGACAGAACCAGATAGTGCCACATTGATCATAGGAACACTGGTGGCAACCATATCTTTTTCTGTAAAAAATTTTGAATCGGCAAGAATAGAAGTTTCTTTGATCTTACTATTCTTCTGAAGTTTATCCATAATACTCATATATTTCTCCTTGTAATAACTATATTATAACACATTCTACTAGGAATGTAAATAGTCTTTTACGTCAATAGTCGATTTAAATCCAAGTTCTTGAATGTGCGTAACATCTGCTGTATTATCTTGTGCCTCACAATCATCACCATATTTAATATCAACACCTGGATTTCTAATAATTGCAAGTTCATATACCATATAACCTGTACCTGTACCAATATCGTATGCCGGCCGAAGGGCTGCATCAATCAAACCTGGATCTGTAATCTTCAACATAATACGATCAATAGCTTGAATCACATCATCAATGTGAATAAAATCACGAATATGTTTTGTAGCGTATCTAAGACTACCGTCTTTAATTTTATCCATAAACATACCACGCCCAGCACCGCGACCACCATAAACTGTAGTAAATCTTAATCCTACTTGACCGGGAAATGCAGTCTCTTCATTAACTTTCTTACTAATACCATATGGCGATTGATGCCACGCATGAATACAAGAAGAGGAGGCATAGAGAAGAGGTACGTTTGCTTCATGACACATACGCTGAATACGAGTTGTTGGTGTTACGTTATTATGCCAATATGCATCTGGGTCTTCGATAGAACGTCGTACATCTGCATCAGCCGCAAGATGAATAACAAACTCGGCTCCTTCTAATTCAAAGTTATGAATGTTTCTACTTTCGTTTTTACGATCCCATTCAATAATCGTATGACCATCGCTTTCAAGTTTTTCTTTTAAATGACCGCCAATAAAGCCGCTCGATCCTGTAATTGCAATTTTCATTTGTTTTCCTTTAGAAATTTTTCTGCTGTTACCATTGAAGAGTTAATTGCCTGATGCATATCTACGTAGACATACTGACCACATCTACCAATAAATGTCATATTCTCTTCTACAATGTTTTTATACTTTTCGTAAATTTTTCTGTTTTCGCCATCAACATCTTTGACAGGATAATATCTTTCCATATTATTATCTTGGTAATCACATGGCTCTTCATAAGTAAGAGTGGTATATTTATCAGTGTCTCCGTGACACGGCAAATTTTTCCATTCAGTCACTCGAGTATATGGCCCATCATGAGTAAAATTAACAGTGCCTGTAGGCAATACCTTTTTCATAGGTAACGTCACATCATGGAATTTAATAGAACGATATGGCAATTCTCCGTATCTAAATTTAAAGTATTCATCAATGGGCATGCTATTAAAACAATGTGAATAGTCATCGTAAACTTTGTGTCTATCAGCCCATGAAGTATTAAGCATGACTTCAATGTTTTCATGATCGAGCATGTTCTTAATCAAATCTGTGTAACCGTTTTTTGGCAAACATTGATACTCATCATTTGGAAAATAGTATTCATTATCATCGTCTCGAACTGGTACTCTTTTTAGAATACTTGGATCTAGTTCTTCGATTGTTTTACCCCACATTTTGTAGGTATACGGTCTGAAAAATATATCTATAACATTTTCTTCGCCAACAATTTCTTTTGTTTCTTTATTAACAGGCAAAGTAACGTATTGACCGTCACTTAATTGCGCTTTGACTTTATGTTTGTAATCTACCCATTCAGTAAATTGACTTACAAAATCATATACTTTCTTATTGTTAGTATGAAACAAATGTGGTCCATATTTGTGTATACGGATTCCATATTCATTCTCATAATCATAGGCATTGCCGGCAATATGATCTCTTTTATCTATCACAACCGCTTTATGACCTGCGTCTGCAAGCATTCGCGCAATTGTAGCACCAGCAAATCCAGCACCAACTATTAAGCATTTCATAATACTCTCCCTAGTTCTTCTTGAGTTACGCTCTTATCGAGCGGGTGAGTAGTATATATGGCTTCTTTTTGGGCGGCTGCCACGTCTTCAAGTTGTTTATCTGACATCATAATTACATCAGATGCTTTCAAAGAAGCAAGGTCATCATCGTCATAATAGAGTACCATTTCTTTCCAATCACCAATAAGGATCGATCCACTGTCTGCAACCTGTAGAGGTCTTGCTCTCCACCAACCAGATCCCGCATGGAAATAACCTGGCATAAGGATACCCCATTGTTGACCATAGATATTAACCATTTCTGGTTCGATTACCCGATCCTGACCATCTTTACGTGAACCGTATTTCTTAAGTGGCCAATCACCAATGTTCTGTGCTTTCAACCACTTCTTTGTTTTGTCTTGAATCAGACCAGCAAAGTTAAATACTTTTTGCTTTTCTTCGAAGAGTGAATTAAAATTAGAGGAAAGATTAATATGATATGGATTTGGATTAAAAGAGAACATAAGTTCCTTCGGATAGTCAATTAACAAATTAAGATTACCACCAGCAAAAGCACTAATCAACATTTTGTTTTTCTTCGATTTTACTATCTCAATACCACTTAGCAATTGCTTTTGATAATCTTCAATATTATCTGGTACATGCTTATGACCATCTTTGACATATGGTCTAAAGAGTTTCTCAGGATCTTCGAGTGCAGTCAAACCTTTGTAGATACTATCTGTTTGCCAATCATCAAAAGCAAGAATACATTCCGGATATTCATTGATTAGCCACAACCCATTATAGACAAATCCTGCAAAACCGGATGGGTTATGGATGTAACAAATGATTCTATCATATTCAGATAGATCTTCACCAATCGTGACAATACGTTGTTCTACTGTATGACCCATGTCTCGTAGACATGCAATCAAAGAAAGGTGAGATGGCATAACCTTCAGTTGAGAAGTTTTGTAAAAGTTCTCAGTACACTGTTGCTTATTCATGCCAGTAATCAATATTTTCATAATATAGTGTTCTCCTGATTTATAAGTATATTATAAACTAAACGAAGTAAAAAGTAAACAGTTATTTTGCATAATATTATTACTAATTACCATGTAGTTCTGAAATATTATATCTCAGTTTTAAACTACATGGTAATTATGTTTTAGCATTTATACGTAGTCTGAGCCAGACGTACGCGGGCAAGCTAAGGTGTATAGTTATTCATCCTATGCACCCAGCTGCATGTCTGGGAATATGCTTATTTCTTTAAATCATATATCCGTTGTTCTTCTGGGCTAGTTGCATACGCTGTATATGCCATATCAGTTTCAAGTGTTTTGATTCTATTTTTAAGTTCTTCAATTTCTTTTGTAAGCCTCATATTGGTGTATTCTGTATTGACACCAATACCTTCTTCACGCAAACGACGTTTCATGTAATCTTCATGACGTTCTTGAATCTGTGACATTTATAAACTCCCAATTTATTTTTGCTTGATCGAACATACCTGCGGTTGTCTTCCAAGATTCTATCCACTTAGGCGGAATATTCTGTTCTTTCATGACAACTCTTTTAATGCCGACCTGTATTACACCCTTTGCGCAGTCAGAACAGACTGGCAAGCCAGTTACATATAGTGTGGCGCCATCTAAAGAAACACCGTTATATGTAGCATTATATATGACATTCATTTCTGCATGAACGACATACTTATATTTAGTCTCACGATCTTCATAATATTCTACTCTATCCTCAACTCCACGTGGAAAGCCGTTGTAACCTTGAGCCAATACTTGCCCTTTGGTTCCAACAGCAATTGCGCCGATTTGAGTTGAAGGATCTTTTGACCAAGAAGCAATGTTCTCGGCTAATTGAAGATATCTAATATCCCATTTACTTGACAAGATTAAAATGCCTTTCGTAAACGTGGAGGTTTTGTACTTGCCAAGTAATAAATCCTGGTTGAATACCAAGATCTTTGGCAAGTGTAGTTAAAACATATTGCTGCCAAGCATAGTCATTTTTGTATCCATACACGACATCGTTTGACCGCATTTGGACCACTGACTGTAGTTCATCATTGCGAATATAATAAGTGACAGCATTAGTGCATATAAAATCACTTTTACCATTTTCATTATACTCTGTCCATATAGATGGCCTTTGATATATCATTGATGCTCTACGAGAATCAGGGTTTTCAAGTAATTCTGTTAGCACATTATCGTACTGCCTATAATATATATCACTGAAAATCAAATAACCGTAATTAGAATTTATGTTCCCATGATTGTCAGCAGCGTATTGCCATGCTTCAGGAGGAGCAGTCCCCCTGTCATAAATATCGTGAATGTTAGTAGAAGCAGAAATATACCAATCAATTTCTCGATTAATGTATTCTTGGTTTGGAGTTCCAAAGATTGCGGGTTCGTCTGCGATAAATGAAGCGCCAAGTAGTTCGATCGTATTTTGACCGGTTTTGTCTGTTGTAAAGGCTCCGTCATTTAATTCTCCAATAAAATGTTTTCTAATATCATTCACTGTTTGCATTTGCATTTGCCACTCTTCCTCTTAGATCGCTTGATGAAAACCTGTGATCTCTCTTATTGAAATATAATTCAATGCCACGATTACGACATTCATCTTTACCGGTAAAATCTTTTTGCCTGTATTCTTCACCGAGTATCCGTACATCAATTGGATACATGTTTATTATATCAAGTAAATCAGCTTCTGTACAATAAATAAGTACTTCATCAACATATTTTACCGCAGAAAGTTGTGCCTGTCTTTCTACTATGGTTTGAACTGGCGCATTCTTTTCAGCGCGATCTAAAGTTGGATCTACTTGAAGTGCGCAAATAAGATAATCACATTGAGCCTTTGCTTCACGAAGCATAGTAATATGACCAGCATGAAGTAAATCAAATGTTGATGCAGTAAATCCTACTTTCAATGTGTTCTCCGTCCATCAAATACACAAACAAAGTAACATCCGTACGGGCCTGCATGCACGCGATGGAATACACCATCTTCAATAAGAACTACATCACCGACTTTAACATTAACAGTTTTGTCATCCAGTTCCATTTTACCAGAACCTTTGACAAAGTAATACACTTCTTCTTGGCCAGCATGGCTATGACCTGAAGTACTTTTCTTTGGCTTAAGCTTAGTGCTACTTACAACAAGATTATTAAGTAACTTATTATCTTTTACAATGTAGCGGTCATCTTCTTTAACAACCTCGCCACCAATATCATCAATCGCTAGTTTCATCAAGAGTTACCTCAAATTTTGCTGGTCGGTTTAACATATCACGAGTACCATCTTGACCTTCAATACCTTGATTCATATAAGCAGCAAAGAAAGAAGCATAGTTAGCAAGATCGACACATGAATCTTCGAGTGATTCAAAGTTTTGTTCATAGTCAGGATCATGTTCCATAGCTTCGAGTACAGACTGCATACGAAGAACTTTAGCATACATTGTATCAAGAAGAGTAGCACAACCGCGTGGATAGTAATCAGCTTGCTTTACACGTGAATTTGGATTTTGATAGTCATTAGATTTTTTGACTTGTATTTCAGCACAGCGCTGAAGAAATTTAAGAGATTCTTTCATTTATTACTCCATTTTATAGATCTATTATATACTATTTTTCCATAAAAGTAAATAGTTTTTTTACATATTTTTGTATACGTATTCGAGAGCACGATCTGCTTCTTTATCGAGTGGACGATTCTTATACCAATTACCAGTTTCCATATCAAGCTCTTGACACATCTTAGCAATTTCATTTGATGTAATAGGATATTTACGTTTTACCGCATTACCAGCAACTGCAACCATAATTTGATACATCTTATGATACCAACCAGTATTATTTATGAGTCTGTATTCCGCTTCGAGTTTACGAGGGAAGAAGGGACAGTCACGATAGGACGTCCACACCACGTGAGTGTTATCCATTTGTCCTTTTCTATGTTCAATGATTTGTTTTTGTAATCCATCTGGGAGTCTGTCGAAGAAGTTATTGAGGTTGGCTTTTTCGGCATATGGATGTTTCCTCATAAGATCTGTAGGATCAAGTGGGTCGCCATCATGACTGAAAATAAAGTTGAAAGCGCCAGAATATTTCGCAGGGATGTAGTACATGCGTGATAAGTCTTTAGTTTGGATGTCACCCAGTTCTCCGAGTTCTGTGTTAAGAGAATGCCAGAAATGTCTGATTCTGTCACTTCCAAGTCGTTCTCGCAAAGGGAACACCATTCTGAACTTAGGCGAATCCAGTGTACTGCTAGCAGTGCTATAGCAGACGAAGCGATAACTAGAAAAACGATTACATAAGTCATCTTGCAAATCTCCGTTAGGTTTGTATTCATCAACATCTACGCAACACCAGCCTGCCCAATCGATAACATTTGCATTTGCTCGAGTGGTGTCAGGCTGGTAAGTTGCTGGAGATATGAGTACAGCATCTTTCTTAGATTTTTTTTCTATCTCAGATAATTTATAAAGAAACTTTTCGAACGCATCAAAATTATCAAGGTCTAAACCTTTATCAGTTTTATTATCAAATATTGAATTAAATACTGTTAGTGAGATATCCATAGTTTCCGCCGTGCTCTGGACCTTTCCAACCTTCAGGCTTGATGAGATCTGGTAGTCCGAGTGGGTTAGGACGTGACTCTTTAACTCCTGGTTCTTTAGACATATTTGCATTATGTATCTCATCCCATGCTTTGTAAGCATCAATTCCAAACGCATCTAGTGTGCCGATAGCGACAACACATAAATCAATTAAACCGTCAACGATTTCTTCAGGATCTTTTTCATTAACAGCTTTAGCAGTTTCACTTAATTCTTCTTGTAAGAATTTAATTCTAAACTCAAGAAACTTCTGTAGTTTTTCTTTGTCGCCCGCTACGAGCTGTTCTGACATCCACGTGTGTACACCGAATTTACGATGCATATCATTAATATCTTGTACCCAATTTTCTGACATTTATATCTCCATTTTTATAATTATAACACATATTATAGTGAATGTACACTACTTTATCCAAAAAAAGCTTCCAACGTTGCTTGCTCTTCTGCATTCCAACCAACCGCATTAAGGATTATTTTTAGAGGATCAAGAAAAGTTTTCTCGAATTGTTTATCGTAATCGATATATTGATCTAATTTGAATTCTCGTGGTAGACCTACAACTGGAAAAGATACAACGTTCTCTTTGAGATGGTTTGGTAATCGCAGATAGATAAACTTTATCTTATCACCATTACTAATCGATTCGTACTTATTTGTGAGATTGCTTTCTTTAAGAATGTTATTATAAAGTATGGCACCACGCGCGTGAATAGGAGTGCCTTTCTTATAGACTGTTTTCTTATCACGCCATTCTGTAAGATTAGTCACACCACGTGGAAAGGCAACTTCTTCTGCAGGAAGTTGTTTAAATTCTTGTTTGAACTTTAAGATATATTGCTGTACATCTTCTTCTGTACCAGAAATAATAACTTTAAATATCTCTTTGAACTTAGCACGACATATTGTAGGTGTAGAAGACTTGATTGCTTCAATACCCATAATCTTGAGTTTTGGTTCTTCGTACTGCACGCCTTCAGAGTTGTGCACATTCAAAATATATCTTTTCTTTGCAGTCCAGATACCACGATCAGCAATCACCTCACGTTCCATGACCATACGATTTTCGAAACAATTCATATCTTTGAAGAGTTTTTCCATAGCACCGTCGAGGATTTTTTGGAAGTGATTCTGACACGATTCATCAAGGAACTTTACAGGTTCTTTTGGCTGAAACTTCTGTACAAATTTTGAGAAGTTAACATAGATTGAATCTGTATCAATAGCAATTACAAAATCATCTTGAGTTCCGAGTAGTTTATTCATTTCATCATTTACTACCTTTTCACAGGTCTTAATGACATGTTGACCGGTAAGAGTAATACCTTCTGCAACTCGAAGGTCAAAATAACGGAACCACTTATTACCCATAGCACCGAACAGAGAGTTCATTAAGATCTTAATTGCCATTTGTCTATTGTTTAATGAAGCAATTTGTTTTTCGATCTCAACACTTGTACCTTCTTTCTGTTGTTTCTTTTGCCATTCAATCATTTCTTTCTTAGCAGTTTTACGATCATCGTAGTACTGCTTAACAAGCATAGGGAATACACCTTCGCGATTGTTATTAAATGATACGCCAGCTTTTGCCGAACGAGATAGATTATCTCCATTCATTACAATAGTTTCAGGTGACATATTCCATTGCGCAATAATATTTGGATACAAAGAATTCAAATCAAAGGAAACTACCCAGTCATGTGCGCCGACTTGTGGTTCTTTTACATAGCCACCTTCGAACTTGGTATATGCGCCTTCACGATCACGACGGTCAGGTGGACCGGGAATTATAACTTTTCTTTTTGACAGTTCGCGATACACAATAGAATCCCATATTGCTGTAGTACCAAATGTATCGCCATAATTAACACCAGCTTTGTAAGCCATTGTAAAGACAAGATTCAATAGATCAAGTTTAGTATCAAGCTTTTCTACAAGTTCAACATCTTTAATATTATAATCAATATAGAGTTGGTAGTCATCTTTGTAGAGATTACGCAGGCTACCATGTTCTTCATATGACATCTTACTTTCGCCAAGCACGACATGTGAGATATGATTAAGTGAATAAGATTCTTGAGGGCCGTAGCTATAGCCAAACTTTTGGAAAAGATCCATGTAATCGAGCTGTGAAATACCTGCAATTTGATAGGTTTTCATAGTCTTCATTTTAAACGCTACAGTCTTGTCGCGAATAGCCCAGTCTTTAAATTGCTTATACCACGGTGAAAGCAAACAAGCAATGTGTTCACCGAATAAATGTTTTATACGATTAACAAGATATGGAATATCAAAGCCGCGGACATTCCAGCCTGTAATTACTTCAGGATACGCTGACGTCCAATATGCCATAAATGATTCAAGTAAAGCATATTCATCTTCGCAACGAATATATCGAATATTAAGATGTGTGTGCGGTGATTTTTCTTTGTCATACTCACCGCAGCCCCATACACGATACACTCCTTCTTTCGAAGACTTTAAAGCAATAGCAGTCACAGGCCATTGTGCATCATCGGGATTAGGAAATCCATCTTCTGAATGAACCTCAATATCCATAAAGACAGTGTTAATAAGAGAGGTATTTACTTCAGGTTCTTTAGGGAATTTTTTCTGTATGAACTGCCAAATAATTCTATCTTGACCATACCATTTAAAACTATCTACGTTTTCATACTTTTTAATAAAGTCTTTCATTTCATTATAGTTATGAAAATAAACAGGCTCTACATAATTGCCATCAAGAGCTTGCCATTCGGTTTGGCTTTTTGAGGGCACATACAATACCGGTCGATAGTCATTACCTCTATCAAGACCAAGTTTATATTCTAAAGTTTGCGGAACACCTTGATGGTTATATCCGCGATATAATATTTTATTTCCACGACGATCTACATTCGTATAAAAAGACATACAACCTCCAACAACATAATATATTATACACTAGTTTCAACGGATTGTACACTGTTTTTATGCGATTGCTCTCATTCTTTCTACGAGTCGATCCGCACGATTGGTTACCTGGCGGTACCATGCGCTATCTACCATTTCATCAGCAGCAGCATTCCAATCTTGAGCATCTACTCCGCGTTTCATTCCTTTAAATTTAGATAAACGAGGACGACCCATATTAAACATCATATTGGCTATAATTTGTTGGACTTCTTCTGGCAAATCATCGAAGTCTGGATAGAGGATTCTGCATTCCGATAACACGACTTCAACATCTTTATCGAAGCATTCGTTAACTCGGCTTTCTGTGATAGCTGTTCCAACTGGTTGCCCAGATTCAGGATCACTATCAAGAACCAAATGGCCGATGCCAAAAGTAGGGAGATCCAAATGATCGAGGTAGATTTCATATTTCACGCCTTCATCAATTTTTAGTTGTTCTCTTAGATTATCAATATTCATTACCACGTAGCTCCTTTTACTTCCATATAGCAGTTACGGTCCGGCTTGCTGTCTGCCTGCTGAACCCAGTTAAGTTCTTGAATTAAACGATTATACCAGTTTTTATCATGCTGGTCATGTGCTTTATTCATATCGTCCATGAGCTGGCTGATACGAACTTTTATATAATTTTTTCTACGATTTTCTTGTACGTTACTAAAACTATTTCTCATCATGTATTCTCCAAAGTAAATGAGTCAGGTAAATCTCTTAAAGGTTGTTCGCAATCACATCTATTACAAACATCGTTAATGCATGTCATGCATTCTGTTGTTAAACAATGGCATCTACAACCACAGTTTTTACAATAGCGTGGTGGACCTTGCATATTACCTCCTACGTTAAAAGGGAACAACATAAGCTGTTCCCTTTTATTTATACTAACTTAATATCTAGTTCCAAATCCATTTACTTCAGCATTAAGTCGACGCTCAAGTTCTGAAAGAGTATATTGATACTCTCTGTACTTGAGTGGCCGAGCCATGTGTTGCCATGGATTAGATGGTTGAATATCAACCACAAAGAATTTTTTTAAAAATTTAAACATTCTTTTTATATGCCTCCATAGTTTTGTGGTTAAGCTCAGCCAATAGACTGTAATACGTATGCTCCGGATATTCAATTAACAGCACTCGAGCGATTTGCTCATTAGCTGCAATTTGGCGGGACATCTGCATAGCTGTGCCGACTGATGCGAAGAAACCGGTAACCGCTTTAAGCGGGTTCGGCAGACTTAAGTTTTTTAGTGCGAGAGTGGTCATTTGTTAATTCCTCGTGTTTCGTGATTGAAATTTTACGAGGCCGCTTTTCTTCCGGAAGGACAACTTCAAGTCCGACAGTTAAGATTCCATCCGTTAGATCAGCTCCAGTGACTTCTGTATATTCAGACAGTCTAAATGACTTATTCCAGTTTCGAGCACTAATACCTTTGTGAACATACATATCTTGATTTCTACGTGCCGGTCTATTACCAGCAATCGTTAGAACGTGATCTTTTACTTCAATGTCAATATGTTCTTGTTTGAATCCAGCCACTGCAAGTTCCAAAGAGTATTTAAGTTCTTCTTCTTTTACAACATTGTGTGGTGGATAGGTATCCTTCGCATGCTTGTGAATGTTCTCAAGCTGATCGAAGATGTGGTCGAAACCCAAAAAGGCGTTTCGCGGGTATGCGAATGTTCCAGTCATATGTACCTCCATGACTTATGCAAGGTTAAAATGGACCCGCAGTATGCGGCATCCGAATCTATTTATATCACAAACAAAATTGTTGATATACTTTTTGTATTACTTTTTTTGCTATTGGTGAAGAAAATGTATGCTGCTGTAAATACTTCTTAGCGTTACTCCATCTAATATCTGAGACAGTTGCTTCTCTACAAATTAAATTCATATTTTTTTCAGTAAGAGGAATAAGTTGCATAAGAGGCATGCCAGCCGGCAGCAGTACTTCACCATCAGCGTTCCACCATCCTTGTACATTAATTTCTGATGAGAACGATGGATCCAATATTCCAATACTTGATTCAATTGGAGGTTCGCCGTCAGGATAGGGAATAGGTATAATTAAAAATTTAACAGGTGATAAAACTTCCCAGCCAGTAGCAATTTTAAGATTTAGTTTTTCAATTCCTGGTATTCCGCTGTTTGGATGAATTATAGATTCAACATCTAAAACTTGCGCAAATGCTGGCTGAGGTAAGGTGTGATGAAGCTTTTGCTTCTCCCTATCAGCATACACTTTTATATCATATGGAAGTCTTACAATATATCCAGCTTCAAGTATTTCAAATATACCTGGGCATCTTCTAACATGAGAGTGTTTATTAACATTACTTTCTTCATTAAACTGAGGACTTTTAATGTAATGCTTGTAACTAGCTCTTACCTTATCTACCCACTTAAAATTAATTTCGCCGGCTTTTACAATAGGATAAGCAGTAGCCACTCCAGGCATACTGTTAAAAAATACTATATCATTTTTCACTTTTTATTTCCGATATTATATTTAGGACACAATTCCCAATCATTTTTTTCCTTATAAGGAATAATCTTAATCTGCCTCATCGGAGCTAGGGATTCAACTTTAAGACCAGAATCAATAGAAATAAGTCCCCAATCAGACATAAGTTGTGCAATAGTATTTCTACGTGCAAGATCATTTTCTTCTAAGTTTGATTTCTTACCGTCAAGTAGAAATAACTCTTTGAAGTGCACAATAAAATACCTGCCTTGCTTATGTAATATATGACAAGACTGAAATAACTTTTTATCTTTACGAGATGCTACGCCGATACGTGTTAGTGTTTCTCTTACTTTAAGGAAATCGTCAGGTTCGTTCAACGTTATTTCCAGCATTGACGCTGGTGTCCATTCGACAATATTATTTTCTTCCACCTTTATAAACCTTCTTCTTTAAATCATTAATCTGTTCAGATGTGAGAAGGGTCAAGACTTGGCGGGCTTTTTGATTACTATAGCCATAATATTCCTTAACTACTTCCACGTCACTCAGAGTATCAGGTTTGATCCATTTGGAAAACCTTTTACGCTTTCTGATTATATTTATAAGAAAGTCAAATTGTAAACGGCTGTCAAGATGATGGTGGCGATTCATCTCATTTGCAAATAGAACAGTATCTTTAAAATACGAAAGGCCGCGATTTACCATAAAAGAATTATAACTTTTTTCAGCTATATCGTCAACCATAAGATCTTGTTTGGTATCATTTATGGCGTTCAAATATTGAAACGGATTTGTCATCGTGTTTACTCCATGGTCTTTGTACATAACGAAGAAAAATATAAAGTGGTATGGTTATCAATATCATACCGGTAAAGTCTAAGAAAAAACTAGAAATAATAGCAACTTGCAATGTTAATATTAAACTAGTCTTATCGGATCGATCTAAAGCTTTCCACTCCGCCCACATAGTTATCCCACTCCATTTGTTCTTCCATAAGTTCTTTAGTAAACTCATGTGTGCTAACTTTATTTAAGTGTTTATTATTCCAATAAAGCTGAGGCACAGTTTTATGGCCTTGCTCTTTCATAAAGGCTTTTTGTTCTGGCATTTTATTGAGATTAACTTCATCCCAAGTATAGCCCCAATTTTCAAGTTTCATCTTCATAGTTTCGCAATATACACAATCGTTTTGAGTATACAAAATTAATTTAACATGCATCATGCTGCATTCATCCATCCCGTAGCTGCCGCATCAGGAATCATACTAACCCAGCCTGTAGCAATATACTTATCATCATTCATAGACGGAATTCCCGTATGTAAGTGCGTAAAGTCTGAAGGCCAAATAACCAGCGATCCTTTTTTACATTCAGTTGTATGGTCTTGATGAATCCATTTTGTGCCTGCGTTAGGAGTATCACTTAGGTATAACATCCAAACTAAAAAACGTGGACCATCATTAAACGTTTGTCTTTCACAATGTACCGCGCCGTAACCTTGTCCAGGAGCGTAATGTTGAATATTAAAAGGCTCTGTTAAAGCCCAACTTCCAAAGGATCTCTGTTCACCTTGCTTGGAAAAAATATAATCTTCAACATAGCCATCAACTTTTTTTACAAAATCGCTGAAAAAATTATCAAATAAATTATAATCTTTAGGTCCAATAGTAAGATAAGTGGCAGTGATAGATTTATCAGGAGATGTTACTTCATACTGTTCATCTTTATTAGCGTGATAATAGTCTAAAAATTCATCACAGACAGAATCTGAAATAGTATATTCTTCAATAAAATTAGTTAAATTGGACATTAGCCATAACCTCCGTAAGACAGGCAACTACATTAAGTTCGTGATCAGCTACAAATGCATTTTTATATTGATAATCTGCAAGGATCAATACAAGCTGTGGCACCGATTGTGGCTGTACTTTATCATTCATTTGATCATACAAACCGCGAAAAATAGCGGCTGCATCTGTATCTATATTGTTTACAACCCATGAACGCATTCTTTTGAAATCTTTTTCTTTTAGAAAAGCAAAAAGGTTGTCAAAGGCTCCACTACCAGTGCTAGCATTAGACCCCACCACAGACCCCAAAACAGAATATCTTTGTAGTTCATTGAGTACCCTCCTCCAATCAGGCGCAAATTTCATAATTAAGTCTGCAACAGTTCTTTTATCGTATTCAACTTTTTCAGCTTCTAAGATTGCTGTGACTCTTTCCATAAAGTTACCAGCAAGTTGAGCCATATCTTTCTTAGATGTATTGAATTCATAGACACCACAGCGAGAATGAAGTGGTTCAATAATACGATTCTTAAAATTACACGTAAGAATAAATCGACAGTTATTTGCAAACTCTTCGATAAAGCCACGAAGTGCAGGTTGTGTGGATTGTGGATTGAGATAATCTGCTTCGTCAAGTATTACAACTTTGTATCCACCTTGTAAAGAAACTGTAGAAGCAAATTGTTTAATCTTGGTTCGAAGCGTGTCAATGTTACCTTCTTCCGAACCGTTGATAATAATATAGTCGAGCGCCAGTTCATTACACATGGCTTTCGCGACAGTAGTTTTACCGAGACCAGCAGTACCAGTGAGAAGCATATTAGGCAACTCACCAGTATCTACGGTCTTTTGGAATGTTTGTTTGAGATTATCTGGTAAGATAGTCTCAGCAATAGTTTTAGGACGATACTTTTCGACCCATAGATAATCATTAGACATATTTACACCTCACATAATATATTATAACAAAGTTCACAAGCGGTGTAAACAGTTTATTGATCTTCTTCCATTGCCTTTTCTTGTTGGATGTTTTCAACAACTTGAATAACTTGAATTGCGTCATCACGCAATTTACCAATTGTTGACATTTCTTCGCCTTTTACTGCACCACGTTGTGTCATGGCATCAATAACTGCGACTGTTGAACGTGACACTTGATTTGACAACGTCAACAGATGATCATACTGATCTGGTTCTTTATCACTCATCTTAAACTCCGTACGAAGATGTTTTTTCTAATGCAATCCAATATTGAACATTTAGTTCTTTGTGTGTGAATCGAGAAATACGTTTACTTGAGATCTCTACATCATAATCACCTGTTATGATTTTTAGATTTGAGATGCCAAGCATAAAAGTAAATTCTACTCCATCAGGATACTCGCCATCGATATCGATCGAAAAGGCATTCGATGTTGAGTTCTGGCTATCTACAACAGAAAGACTAATTACACCATCTTTGCCAGTGATAGACACTTCGTCATGACCAAGAGCGGATGCAGCTCTCTTGATTTTACTAAGTGTATCATTAGTCAGTGTAAACTTCACCTCGCTTTCAGGCATGATGATGTCTTTCTGAGGGGTGGTTAAGGTTTCTTCTGGTGAGAAGAAGTACTTAACTTTTGTCCGACCGGTGGAATCACCAATCGTAACATATTCTTCGGCAAATTTTAACCGAGGAATATCAACAAGACCAAGAACACCAATGAACTCAGAAAGATCATAGATGCCAAAGTCTTGAGGAAATTCTTGTTCAACAACAGCAGTTGCAACAACGTTGCGCGCTTCTGAAATTGTCTTTACAGTATTACCTTCTCGAATCAAAACATTCGGATTGATACCCGAAAAATTTTTCAAGACATTTAAGGTATTTTCATTTAGTTCCATTATATATCCTCCAAAAGATAAGTATATTATAACACAAGTTCATTAGCTTGTACACTGTTATTTTTCATCTTGCTAAAGTTTTTTTCTTTTACGAATTCAATTTTATTATTGAACTTACCATCAAGGATTTCACCTTTATGAGAAATGACAAATACATTTGTATCATCACCAAGAGTGTAAAGAATCTTAAGTAGATTTTCTACGCCATCATGGTCTAGACTTGAATCAAAAGTTTCGTCGAGTAAGAGAAGATTAGTTGATACAGAGTTCTTCATCTTTGCTACCTGTCTCCAAGTAAAGAGAAGAGCCAAATCAATTCTCTGTTTTTCACCTTCACTAAATGAATCATAAGTAAATTCATCTCTATGACGAGAACGAATTACTTCTTGAAATGATTCGTCAAGATGAAAGTGAACAAAGAAGTCAAGTATTTGTAAATACTGATTGACTAGTTTATTCATAACAGGCAAATACTGCTTGATAATCTTTGTCTTAATTCCTGTGTCTTTTAACATTTCTACGATGACAAAATTATAATTAAACTCTTCAGATATTTTCATTTTGTTTTCAAGTTGATCGCTTCTGTCATCTTCAAATTTTGTAAGATCGGCACGAGCTTCAGTAAGATCCGTGCCAACCTCTTTTTCTATATGCGTTCGGTAATCAGATATCGTCGAGTTGAGGGACGTAATCTCGCGGGTATTGGAAGTGATTTTATGTACCCGATCCCGAAGCGTTGAAAGTATGCTAGTCTGATCATTAATCTGCGATTCCACTCCTTGGCCTTCAACTCCGATTTGCTTAAGCGCTGCCTTCCCCCTATCCTGAGATTCTTTCGTTGACCGTAAAATCTCATGTTTATGGCCGTCTGAAATGGCTTGGTCGCACACGGGACACGACTCATTCTCGTCGAAAAAGGTGATCCGCTTCTCGAGGTCGCGGATATTCGTCTGCCTATCTTGACTTCTGAGGAGTAAGTCCTGCTTCCGATTCTGTAAAGATCGTAACCTTTCATCGGCTTCTGATATAGATTCATCGAGTCCGAGGCCAAGCTCACTATTCTCAGCCTGTAGTTCATCGATGTTATTCTGCGATGCATGTATCCTAGATTCATAATCCTTCCGATTCTCTTCAGTTAGTGCTGCGATATCGCGAATGTACTTCTTTTGAGATTCAATTTTAGTTTTTACGATATCTATGTTATAGTCTATCTGTTTGAGATTATCTTTTAACTGCGCATTTCGTTCCTTTAGGATTATGTTCATCTTTGAAAATACATTAATGTCAAGAAGATCTTCAATGACTTCTCGACGTACTCCGCCAGGTAGTTGCATAAAGGGGATAAATGAGGAGCTACCTAATACAACTACCTGATGGAAAGACTTATGGTTTAACTTCAATATATTTTGTTCGAGTATCTTTTGATATTCTTTTGAATGAGATGATTGATTAATCATATCACCATTCTTCCAGATCTCAAATACATTTGGTTTGATACCACGACATACTTTATATCGAGCTGTACCAATATTGAATTCTACCTCAACTAAACTTCCTTTATTATTAATTGAGTTTACAAGTTGTGCTTTATTAATATTACGATGTGCCTTACCAAAAAGACCAAATGATATGGCATCGAGCATAGTAGATTTACCTGCACCATTTTGACCTACAACAAGAGTAGTCTTGTCTTTATTCAAATTGATTTCAGTAAAAGTGTTTCCCGATGACAAGAAGTTCTTGTATCGGAGAGTTTGAAATTTAATCATGCAAAATCCAGAGCCTGTGCTTCCGTCATAAGTTCACGTACTTGAATCTTAATTTTGTCCTTGTCAAGATCTGTATCAACAGCATCGATATAAGAATCAACGATCTCTTGAGTGTCATCAAAATTAATCTTCTCATCTTCAATATTTTCGCCAAGAAACTCTTGAAAGTTCTCAGCAATTTTTAGTTCAACGATATTCTGAGATTGAATACGATCAATGAACCTGTCAAATGTAAACATGTCTGCTTTATTTACAACGACAACCTTAACAAGCTTGCCATCTAAATTTTCGACATTATAGTTATTATAATCTATTTTCTCGTCATTGTACACAATTTTTTCAAATAAAGTGTGAGGATTTCTTATTTTTTCTACATCACGAGTTTCTGTATCAATTACATGGAAATACTTGGGGTCATGAGCATCTGACCAGAAGAATTCAGTTTGACTGCCAAGATACCAAATATTATCTCTACGAGAAGAACAATGAAAATGGCCAGTCAATACTAATTCAAAACGTTTAAATATATCTGGTGACATACCATGCGTATTCTTAATTCCACGCATCATTTCAAATCCGTTCAATTCAAGGTGCGCACCGAGCCAGTCAGCTTTGCACTCTTGAATGAACTTCATTGATGTCTCATAGTTCTCAGAATTGATCCAAGGGAGAAGTGCGATTCGAAGAGAACCATATTCCATTACAGACGGTTCCATAACAATATGGATTTCATTCATATAATGGCCGAGACATTCTTTTAACGAATTAAGATCATTCGTATTCTTATAATATGTGTCATGATTTCCTGGTATAATATCCATCTTCATACCGAGTTTACGAAGAGGATCTAAGAAATACTTACGATTATGATTAAGCGCTTTAAAGTTTACAAATTTCCGGTGGTCATAATAGTCGCCCAAGTGTAAGACTTGCTCAATCCCATGTTCTTGACAGTAAGGAAAAAAGACTTCTTTGTAAAACTTTGCCGAGTTGTTGAGAAAGATTTCGGAAGAGTTACGTATACCGCAATGCGTGTCATTTAATACTGCTACTTTCATTTTAAGAAATCCGATAGATCAGAATCAGCTGCACGTGCTTTACGTTTTTTCTTTTCTTCTTTTACAAATTCTTTCACTTCGGTGTCAACGTTTCTTACTTTTTCAATACGATCACGAAGTGTATCAACAAATGCACCTACTACTTGTTGAGACATATCATCACCTAGATTATTATCGAGAAAAACAGATATATCAGCTTTTGATAAATATTTAAACTTAATGTCTTGCTGTTTCTTTTCTTTTGCAATGCGGCGAAGAAATGCATACCAAGTTATTTGTGTAAAATAAGCAAATGCATTTGGTTTGCCAGTTCTTGTTGCCGCTTCGAGGTTGTAATTTTCAATTGCTTTTAAACAATTTTCAACTGCATCCATAACCATCTCTTCACGATAAGTATAGCGAATAAAATTAGATTTATGAGACAGCCCTTCAGCAATTCGTAAGAAACAGCTGGCAATGTAATCAGTTACAATAGGGAGTTTTTCGTCTTTTGCCTTAGCTTCTCTTACAGTAGTAACATAGTCGACTACAGCCTGTGAGAATTCAGCATTATTTACGTAATGTATGCTAGCGCGTTTAGTTCTTGCCATATCGCTTCCTTTCATATTATAGTAATTATATACTAGTCAGTCGTATTTGTACATAGTATAATTTTATTTTTAGAGGAAAATATAAGTGTGTACTTTTCTGCCAGATAGTATATAATAAACTATAAAGTTTTCCGGGAGGCAGTAGTACTTAATTTCCATCAAGGGTTTTGTATTGCCATTCGTCTGTATGTCCAACCGACCATTTAGGTTCGGTTTCTACTCTATAGTTTTGAGTACATACTTTAAAATCTGGTTGTTTTAGATCTGGTAATGTCAGACTAGAATCTCTAAATAATACTCTATTGTTAGGTTGAGCCGCAAATTGTCCATTATCCAATTGTATAATATTAAAGCTTTTATGTTCGGGGTCGTGTTCAGAAAAATTTATGTCTATTGTCGATTTGTCACGATGAGCATTGTCTATTGTGAACATATACTCCCCAGCGTGCATCTGCTTGTCTTTTCCGAAAAACTCACACCTACTTAGGATAGGTTTTTCTACAACTGTTAAGTCGTAATCAAAGCAATCCCAAAGCTGCAAAACATCAAGAGGAAGATCACCATGATCTGTTTTCCAAACGAATGCGGAGAGAGGAAGTTTATCATAGAGTGCTCCATATTCTGTAAGAAGTGTTTCAAAGTATAGCGCCTTATATTGTGTTGATTTAACAGAGATCCATATACCAGGTGTTAATTCACCATGACCATGTTCTAGATCATACAAATATTCTTTGCGAACAAATACGTTTTCAGGTGGTAATGGATGGATTAAAAAACTCAATGTAATGTGCCTTTTGGTTTAAATTGAATGACATTCGCTGTATCAGAATCTTTTTCAATTTCGTCAAATTTAGCTGAAATAAATGCGTCCATTTCTTCGTCTGATAATTCTTTTAGCTTTTCTTCTATTTCTTTTAGACTTAATCCAGCTTGTCTTACCTTATTGTATTTATCTGCGTCTGCAAGAGCTGCTGCGTAATGGATCATGATTGTTTCAGATGGTTTACATTCTCCTACAATGTGCACAGAATTAAGAGCCACTAGTTCTTGTGTATCATCCATAAAAGACATCCATGGTTTTAATGTATAGTATCTTACATTATCTTCAAGGTCATCTGTAACTACAATTTTCATGCAGCGTCTTATAATCACATCGGCTGTAGAATCTTCATCACCAGATGCTACTAACTCACACACCATTTCTTCACCGTTTGTAAGCTTAAATTGTTTATATTCACCGCTCATGATTGGATTTCTAATTGTACTGTTTTATATTCGAATTGTTCTTTCTGATACATTTTAAGCCTCTCGAATGAATGAAGTAATGAGTAATTTTTTCTTTTTTCCCAACTAATATCGTCGGATATGTCGTATAATGTAGTAGCACTACCGTCTTCTGACTTTCTTAATCCTCGTCCAATGCTTTGAAGAACTCTGATCTGGCTCTTCGAAGGTGAAGCAAAGATAATATTGTGTAGATTCCTAATATTAATACCGGTACTAAAAGTACCCAGAGATGCGACAATGATAGCATTTTTTTGTTTCTCCACTATAGCTCTGATAGCTTCTCTGTCTGTCGCGGATACATCTCCACTTACAAAGAATACTTTTCTATTTTCATCTACCTTATTATCTATAAGCTCAAAAATAGGCTTACCATGCTTCTCAACGTAGTTATATAAAATAAGCGTGTTACCTTTCAGATCGAGAGCAAGATTACGAATAAACTTATTTCTAAATTGATTGCTTACAATGAAATCGATTTCATCCTGATATGTTCTCTTACCAAACTCCTTACGTACCGTCTCTGCATATTTAAGTACAATTCGTTTAATTTTGAGCTGGGCGAGAGTATCGTTATCTTGTAAGGACTTTGTCGTGGTAACGCGATATATTTTACCGAATAAACCTTGGAGTACGAGTTCATGTGTTTGAGCTCCATCTAATGTTCCTGTTGTTCCGAATCTATACTCAGCTTCAGATGCTTTGTTCATAATTGACATAAGTGATTTTGATTTAAACCCATGACACTCATCGCCAACTACCATACCAAAATGATGAAACCAATCTCTTGATAATTTATAGATAGATTGCCATGTAGATATTACAACTCTTTTTGTAGTATTTTTATCTTTACCTGAATAAATTTTATGAACTTCATTCTCTACATCATATCCATAATCTTTAAAGTCACCATACATCTGTTCAACTAGAGAAGTTGTAGGCACAATCACAAGTACCATTTTATCTTCATTCTCAAGATACCATCGAGTTAAAGCATATATGACAAGTGATTTACCAGATCCGGTTGGAGAAAGAAGAACACCGCGTTTACGATGTATTCCAGTTGATACTGCATCAAACTGATAATCACGAATGATATACGGCATGCCAAGATCTGTAATAAAATTATAGAGTTCTTTTACTTCTACTTTATTATAGTCATCTATACGACCATATGGAGAGTCAATTACCTCAATAAGATAATCTCTTTTTTCTGCAAACTGTAAAAGATGTGGGTAGAGGCCAGCAGGTAATTCGCCTGACATCACTGTAAACAATCGAATCTTTCCATCCCACATTCGATTTCTAAATGCTGGCATGAATTTATAACCAGGAACATAGAACGAGAAAAACTCGTTTAATTCCTGGGCAGTGCCACTATCACATTGAATGTGAAGATTAGCATGATTTAGTTTCCTGACTCGAATTGTTTCCATTTAATTATATTTGATATCGTCTGATGACGCCAATTAATATTGTTAATAATGTCTGTTAAAGTATCTATAACAGTCTTATAGTACTGTATTTTTTCCTCAGATTTCTGAATTTCAGGATCGCTATCATAATAATAATCAAGTTCACCTTTAAGTATTTTAAGACCGTTAAAAGGATCAGCTTCCCAACCAAGTTCCTGTAAGGTTTCATGATCCATCTTACCATTGTAATATAGCCATTTCTGCTTTAATAGAACTTTTTGTTGGAACTCAGCACGCTTTGATTGTAGCTTATACGTTGAGAGAAGCTCAAGATACTTAGCGTGTAAGAGAGGTTGTTCTCGTGAGGATTTATCGAGTTCGTTTGAATCGATAACACAGTCTTTTGCCCACATTTCGTGGATAGCTTTCAAATCAATCATCATTTACTCCATACAGTATTATATATTATAATACATAATACGTCGAAAGTACACTAAGAATTATGCAAAGACTAACTTTTGATGGGCGCCTACAATTTGTTCTACTGTTCTACCACTTGTTGTTTGGTTGTAATAAACTTGGAAGCTTCTAACATACCATTCTAACGCGGTTCTAGATGTGTAACCAGCTGTATAAGAACCAGCGTCACCACCATTCCAGAATACCATTCCTGGTTGACTTACTGTAGGTGGAGTGTATCCTCCACCAGTACCAAGTCCAGAACCGATTTCTGTACCAAGAGTTGTGGTTCCGCCCGTTTGTGCAGGCCACATTCTAAATCCTGAAGAAGTGGTGTTGTTAATAGTAGCAATAGCATTACCTCCACCCCATATTGCCATAATCCATTCACCGTCATTATCCCAGTTAGAGAAAAGTCCCATGTTACCATCTAGTCTACCCAAACCGGTGGACGAGGTAGTTGCCAAAGTTATACTTTTTGCCGCCGCGTTATCATATACACCAATTCCGATTCCAGTTCCTGTTTCATTTGGTATCCACATACTAAACACAATCAAATCAGTCGATGCATCAAATCCACCAGTGTTAGTTAAATCCCATACCAATGCATTGTTAACGTTACCACCACTTTGTGCTTGAGTTTTACCACCGTAATGTCCTTGATATCCGCCGACTGTTCCTAAACTTACGGCACTACCTTGATATGTATCCGCCGTTACGCCGACTGTATCTTTCGATGCGGCATAGGTTGAATTAGCAACATAGAAATAATCACCTTCATAGAATGATAATGACACTGTTGATGATGAAGTTATGACATGCGAACCATCATTTGCTTTTATTCTTAATGTAAAATCACCGCCATCTGAATCTCTTACTGATGGCTTTAAAGTAATACGAGGCTCTGTCGGATGATTAGTGCTATCTAAAATACCTGATCCACCACTAGCACTATCTTGGCCAAATGCACTATCAAGTTGTGCTGGATATGAAGGTACTGTCTCATAAGTATAATTAATAGGAAATCCTTCGATATCGCTAGCAGCTTTAAACTTAATAATGCTTGTCTCACCATTGGCTTTTAGCGTAAGAACACCCGGTAAAGCAGAATCCCAACTAGGAACTTCGTTAGCTCCTGAATAAATTCTATCCCAAGCAGCACCATCCCAGTTAAACATGCCCTTTTTATCTGTAGTAAATGCTAAATCGCCGGCAGTATTACCAGAAGTTGGCAGTGCTGCAGAATTTGCATAGATAGTAACTCCTCCACCAGAAGAAGCACCAGAAGAAGCACCTAAATTTCCAGCAATTATACGCGACTTACTCATCTTTATTATCCTTTAGATTCTGTAGTTGGTGGTGTAAAGTTACTAGTATATCTTGCTAGTCCTTTAGTAATTCTAACATCTTGAGCATATCCATTGAAATAACTACTCGATCCTCCTCCACTTATGAAACGACCCATTCTAAGAGGTCTAGATCCAGATTTATTTGTCCACGCAGTTGAATCAGTAATTGTGCTTCCTTGTTGTACACCATCAATAAATCCTTTTAAATCTGTACCGCTTCTTGATACAGCAATATGATACCATGTATTTAATGTTGGTGCGAAACTGGCAAAATTTCTAAATGTATTACCGGTATTACTATACTGACCAAATGAAAAATTACCAGACCCATTTCTATACATTATCCAATCAGAATAATGTGCAGGCGTTGCATCAACTCCAGTGCCCATTAGAATAAGCGGAATAGAACTGCTCGGATTTGCTGCAAAATACCACCATCCTTCAACAGTAAAATCATCAGAACCACCAAAATGATATTCATCCTTTTTAACAAAATCTAAATAATCCCCACTACCGTCAAAGTATATAGCAGACGAAGTTGCAAATTTTCTTTGTGTATTACTAGCAGTTACGTTACCGCTTTTAGTCATTATTTGACTTCCAGATGAAGCATCCCAAATATCATTCTTATTTGTACAAGTCAGTAATGATGTACCACTAATAGCAGTTAATCGAGCAGTTGGAGGAGTAAATGCAGATGTATAAACTGCAGTGCCTTTTACAACTCTAAAGTCAGAAAAATAACCTTTAATTCCATAAGCATTAGCCGGTGTTCCGCTACCAATACCTACGATGACACTACTATTTCCAACAGCTCCAGCATAGGTCATACTACCCGTTGAGGTACCATTTCTATACAAAGTAACAGTCGTACCGCTTCTAACTAATGCGTAATGAGTCCAAACATTAAGAGCCGCAGCCGACGATTCTAAAAATGCTGCACTAGTGCCGTTCATATAAACGTTATATTGTGCCACGCCATTGCCTGTTTGCAAAATTAAATTAGGATTCGTAGCATAATTATTATCATAAACTGAGCCATAACCAGTATGAGCCCCGTCCCAATATTGCCACCATTCAA